CAATTGCAAAGGGCTGGAAATTACCAGTACAAAAACTGCATATTGATTATAAAGCATACCGAGAACCGGGCCACGAATTGACCAAAGAAGAAAAAGACTATATTACAAATGACGCGCTAATTGTTGCAATAGCTTTAAAATCCACATTTGACGACGGTTACAAGAAAATAACAGCAGGTAGCAATGCTTTTAATTTCTATGTTGACAAGTGCATGGGCGGTAAAAAGGGCTTTAGGAATACATTTCCCATTCCCGAAAATGACGCTTATTTACGTAAAGCTTATAGGGGCGGCTTTACCTATGTTGCCCCTCAATACAAAAATAAGCTAGTTGGTGCAGGGCGCGTATATGATGTAAACAGCTTATATCCTTTTGCGCTACATTCACCGCACGTATATCCGTATGGAGAGCCTGTTTATTTTACTGGCGAATATCAAAAGAATGATAAATATCCTCTATATTTTCAACGGTTTTATTGCGATTTTAAACTAAAACCAGACCACTTACCGACAATACAGATGAAAAACACAGCGGGTTATATACCTACTGAATACGTTACAGAAAGTCTTAATGACAGTGTACCGTTAACATTAACTAGCGTTGATTTGGCTTTATTCTTTGACCAATACGACGTTTACAATTATCGCCCGATTGATGGTTACATGTATAAAGCGGGTGAAAAACTATTTGACACATATATAGACTACTTTTATAAACAGAAACAGCAAGCAAAACAAGAGAAGAACTATGCAAGGTATCAATTAGCAAAACTAATGTTAAATTCCTTTTATGGCAAAATGGCAACTAACCCTATATGTGCTAGCCGCTGGCCCACGTTAAAAGACAACAGAGTTGCATATTTAGCTGGCGACATAGAAAACCGTGAACCCGTTTATATTCCTGTTGGTTGCTTTTGCACCGCTTACGCACGTGACGTTACAATACGGGCCGCGCAATCATGTTATGACCGTTTCATGTATGCCGACACAGATAGCTTGCATGTTTTGGGCGATTATGACGTGCCGGGCCTTGATGTTGATGATTACAGACTAGGGGCATTTAAGCATGAAAGCACTTTCACGCAAGCTAAATATCTACGACCTAAGTTATACATGGAAGAAATGATAACAGGACGCGGCGAAACATTCATATTAAACGACTGGACAGTTACAGGCGCAGGAATGACAAAAAGTGTAAAACAGAAAGTAAGTATAGACTCTTTTGAATACGGGGCAGTATTTGACGGAAAACTAACAACAAAGGTCGTTCCGGGCGGTACTGTTTTGGTAGACACAACATTTAAAATTCACGGTTAAATCTATTGACAAATACTAAATTATAATGTATAGTAAAGTAAAGAGGTGATTAAAATGAACATCAAAGTATCGCAGTTAACTTTAATCATGATTGCAATTATTGCGGATTATCTGACAGGCATTATCAAAGCATGCTACAAGCATGAGTACAAAAGCGAGGTAATGCGGCAAGGGCTTTATCATAAACTTGCAGAGATTGCCGCTGTTGCCGTCATGTTTTATTTGCAGTTGGGTTTGCCGATGATTGGTATTGTGATTGACTTTCCTTTTATTAGTTTTATTACACTCTATATTATTGTAATGGAACTTTCGAGCATTGTTGAAAATATCGGTGAAATCAACCCCGATTTAATTGGCCCTCTTTCTGATGTATTCGAAAAGGTAAAGCAAGTAAAGGATGATAAATATGGAAAAAATCATTGATGTTAGCAAATGGCAAGGTAGTATTGATTTTGGAAAAGTTAAGAAAGCAGGATTTACTGGCGTGATGATTCGCGCGGGGTTTGGTAATAAAAACGGTTACTTGTACCCTGACGAATGCTTTGAGCGGTTTTATGCCGATGCTGTAAGTGCAGGTATGCACGTTGGCGCTTACTTTTATACATCTGGCTTGTTTCATCAAGCGGGCCGGGGCGCAAAAGAAGCCGCTTACTTTTTGGGACTCATTAAGGGCAAAAAATTTGATTTGCCTATTGCCTGTGATATTGAACTAAGCCCCGTTGGATACAGAACTGCAACCAGCAAAAACGCAATTGACTTTTGCAAATATCTTGAAAATGCTGGTTATTATGTAATGATTTACGCTAGTGACATTAGCGGCTTTAAATCTAGACTAGATATAAATATGCTAGACGCCTATGACAAATGGGTTGCACGCTATAATAAGAATGGCCCACAGTATGTAAAAGACTGGGGTATTTGGCAGTATGGCGGTAGTACGAACTATTTTGCGCATGTTCATGTTGACGGCGTATACAGTACAGCATGTGATCAAAACTACATGCGCCGTGACTATCCCGATATTATTAAACGTGTAGGGCTTAACGGTTATCCGAAACAGGCAAGCGCGGCAAAACTTTACAGCTTTACCGCTGATAATATTAGTGCAGGAGATAAAGAAAAATTTGTTGCACTTGCAAATGAACTACAGATTAAAAGTGAGGTGAAAGAAAAATGACACGTGAAGAAATGCAAGCAGTCTTGACAGAATTTGCAGGGGCGGACGCTGAAACGCAGGGCCAGCTTGCCGCACGATTGCTAGACGAAAACGACGCAATTATTACAGAAAGCAACAACCGAGAAGCGGCCCGTCTTGCCGCCGTGGAAAATGAAAGTGCATTGCGCAAGCAATACGTTGAGCGCTTTTTAGGTGCAGTCCCCGGTCTGACAGACCCGCCCAAACCACCCGAAAACGACCCGCCCGAGCGTATAACTTTTAATTCTTTATTTAAATAAAAGGAGTGTTTTATTATGCCGATTAAACCTACTGTATCCCAGCTTAATGCAAACAGCGTTGGTATCCTTAATGCTATCCGAGATAATGCAAGCGTCGAATATTATCAGGCAGTGCCCCAGGCAAAGGCCACTACGGAAAGTATCCGTGCAGTTGGTGAACAGATTCTTGCATTTCAGCCCCGCATGAATGAGTTTGTGTCCGCGCTGGTCAATCGTATTGCCCGAGTGGTCGTCACCAGTAAGTTGTACTCTAACCCGCTCGCGTTTGCCAAAAAGGGACTTTTGGAATATGGCGAAACTATTGAAGAAATTTTCGTTGATATTGCTAAAGCTAATTCCTATGACTGGAATAGCACGAACGAAACTGAACAGGCGTTTAAACGTGAAAACCCTGATATTAAATCCGCGTTTCATGCGTTGAACATGCAGACGTATTATAAGGCAACTGTTAGTGAACAGAATTTGCGGCAGGCTTTTCTTTCCATTGATGGCGTGACTGACCTGATTGCGCGTATTGTCAATAGTCTTTATTCTGGCGAGGCCTATGATGAATATATCATGATGAAATACATCATTGCACAGAATCTCATTCCGGGCAATGTAAAAATGACGACTATCGACGCGGTAGACGATGAAGCAAGCGGCAAAGCGGCAGTTAAAAAGGTTAAGGGCATTACTGGCAAATTGCAGTTCATGAGCAAAGAATATAACATTGCTGGCGTGAATACCTTTATTCCGTCGCCGTCTGATATTTTCGTTGTTATGACTGCCGATTATGAAGCAAGTATTGACGTTGATGTACTGGCGAGTGCCTTTAACATGGATAAAGTCCAGTTCATGGGCCAGCGCGTACTTGTGGATTCGTTTAGCTTTAATGACGGTGAACTTGCCCGCCTTGATGAATTGCTTGCAAATGATCCCACGTACAGGAGACTTAGCGAAAATGAATTGACCGCACTTAATACCGTTGGTATTGTGGTAATGAGTCGTGACTGGTTCCAAGTGTATGACGTACTGAACCAGTTTACCGAACAGTACAATGCGGCCCTGCTGTATTGGAATGAATTCAACCACGTTTGGCGCATTTATTCCGCGTCGCCATTCGCGAATATTGTTGGCTTTACTACCATGACCCCGTCTATTACTGCCGTTACCGTTAATGTTGCAAGCACGGCAAAACCGCAGGATAGACTTGTTGCGGTTGCAACTGTTAGCGGTACTGAATTTGCAAACAAGGGTGCTAAATTCTCTATCTCGCCAACTACAAACGTAACAATCGACGAAAACACCGGGTTTATCGCATTTGGTGCAAATGCAAGTGGCGAATATACAGTTACTGCAACTAGCGTATTTGACCCGAAAAAGACGGACACTGCCGCTATTACAGTTTCCTAATAACTGGCCCGGGAAACCGGGCCTTTATGAGAATAAAAGTACAAGCGGGTGCAATTCCCGCAATTCTCTATATTTACAATGAGGTGGAAACAATGACGCAAAATACCAGTTTATATATTTGCCGTGGTATTCCGTGGAATAGCGATTATTCCCATGTTAGATTATTTGCAAGTGCAAACGCGGCAAATACATATATTATAAGTAAAGCCGCCTACACTAAACCACAATACAGTTATATTAGCAAATCAAAGCAAATTCGCGTTGATGGCATGGCTGACCAGTACCGAGACTGTAATTATATTGCGTGGAAGAATACAGGCTATTCTAATAAATGGTTTTATGGCTTTATTACTGATGTAGTTTATTTAGCAGATAATACCTGTTTGATTAGTTTCGATTATGATATTTTCCAAACGTGGTTTTATGATACTACTGTTAACCCGTCTTATGTTGAACGGGAACATGTAAACGACGATACAATCGGTATTAACACTGTACCCGAAAACGTCGTAATGGGTGACCCCGTAAACGTGGCAAGCAGTAATAATTATATCCCACATAAATGGTATATGTATGCCACGCAAATTTTTAAAGAATTGATGCAAGATGGGTTTACAGCTATTGCCCCGGGGGCGGAAAATAATGAAGTTTCCGGCTATTATAAAATCCCTCTTACTGATAGAGCACAAGCAAATAGAGTAGTTGAACTTTACACTCGCAAGGGT